ACCTTTACCGGTAACAATATTTTGTATTCTCCAACCGCGCATCTTAGATAGATTGTGTGCGCGTTTACAATGAGAACATCTTTTTTGATTGTTTCCTGTTTTCTCAAATTTTAGGTTACAAAATAAGCAAATAGTTTCTATTAATTTCTGTTGTGAAAGATGTGGTACAACTATCGACGCCTCCAAGAAAGGTTCTTGGTCAGGGCACCACAAAGATCACAATCGTTTAAACAACATTAAAGACAATTTAGAAGTCTTATGCAAACGTTGTCATCAAATTGAACACGAATGTTGGACGGCTTTTCAAGGTGTAACGACTATCTCGAAAGAGAGTACACAGGAGACTGTGGAAGCGCATAGCCCCGAGGCATCGGGTGATGATATAGTCTGATCTATACAGGAATGTATAGCTAACACAATGCTTATGTATGGTGGTTCTGCTTATGCTTATGCTAATGATCCAGATTTTGAATCTGTAAAGTGGAGTAAGAACAAATGGCAAGAAGCTATTGATGCTTTCTACGCAAAGTACAAAGATTTAGCTGCTTGGCACACAAGCATATACAAAGAGGTAGTAGAGACAGGGCAACTTAGAATGCCAACTGGCCGGGTTTTTACTTTTGAATCTAAGCCCTCAAGGTTTGGTCCTAAATGGCCTCGCACAGAAATACTTAACTTTCCAGTTCAAGGTACTGGTGCTGACTTAGTAGCAATTACTAGAACACTTGCTTTTCAACGTATAAAGAAAGAGAAACTGAAAGCACTGTTTGTTTCTACAGTGCACGATTCAATTCTGTGTGATTGCCCAACAGAAGAAGCTAAGTATGTCGGACAGATTCTTTTAGAGTCTATTCAAGCTACTCCAAAGCGTTTCAGTGAGTTATTTAACGTAAATTTTGATCTCCCCTTGACAGGGGAGGTTGAAATGGGGTATAATTATAAACAGATGGAAGATATTACAAAGGAAATTCAAATTGCAAATTAAAATCGTTTCACTTGATCCAGAACTACGTACCGCCAAGAACGGTAAGACTTACAAGGCCCTTACTGTTGTCTATAAGGGTGACAGCGGAAAGATTGAAACAAAGACTCTACTACCGTTTGGTGGTAATGAACGATCAGCTAAGATTCTCTCAGAAGCAGATGTTGGTTCTGTATGGGAAGTAACAGCGGAGAAGAATGCAAGTGGTTATTGGGACTGGACTTCTGTCTCTCCTTCTAACGGCTCTAGCAGTGCTGCTGTATCTAGCGCGCCAGCGGCTGCACGACGAGAAGAGGCAAGCAATCGGTTTGAAACTGCCGAAGAACGAGCAAAGAAACAAGTGTACATCGTACGTCAGAGTTCTATCTCGGCGGCTGTTGCAACCCTGACGGCTGGAGTTAAGTCTCCACCTGATCCTAAGCTAGTTATTGAAACAGCGAAGCTGTACGAGGCTTTTGTGTTTGATTCTAGTATTGGTGAAGAAGTAGTTGCTTCTCCTCCAAAGGGTTCTGTAGCTGATCTAGAAGACGACATTGACTTTTAATTAAAATTATGTGACTCAGTAGAGGAGTTTGGTCTGGAGTTATCCGGGCGACACATAACGGGAGCCGCCTCGTCTCTATAAAGGTACCTTTAATTATAAAGAAGACTATGAAAATTGCACCCATAAGCGTTGAATACGTAAATCATATGGGAGATGACCTAGCGGTAGTAAATGCCGCTAGGGTTTCTTTCGATAAAGAAAGTAATTGGGAACTCGTAGATGCTCCTCAATATGGATGTGATCCGAATGAGTTATATACCCAGCATGTGCTATCTGAACAAGACAAAAAACTAATTAACTATCTTGCTAAGAACAATCATTGGAGTCCGTTTGCTCACAACAGCATTACATTACGGATTAAAGCGCCAATTTTTGTCGCTCGGCAACTAGTAAAACATCAGGTGGGTGGTGTTTGGAATGAAGTGTCTCGTCGATATGTGGATAGTGAGCCAGAGTTTTACTTTCCTGATGTGTGGAGAAAAGCAGCTAAAAATGTAAAACAAGGGAGTAGTGATGAAAAATTAGAGATGCTTTATCCTGAAATGGATTTAGCTATGTATATTGAATCTGTATTGGCAGAGACTTTATCTTTATATCAAACATGTCTAAGTAAAGGAATGTGTCCTGAACAAGCTCGCATGATTCTTCCACAAAACACTATGACGGAATGGTGGTGGACAGGTTCTCTGATGTTCTTTGCTCGTGTTTGCAAGCAACGACTAGATCCACACAGTCAGAAAGAAACAAGAGATGTAGCTGAACTTATTTCTAAAGAACTACTAGAATTATTTCCTTATTCATGGGAGGCACTCTTTGAAACTACTTGAAGTTATTTATAGACGTATTATGTTAATTCCAGCCATTCTTATATTTACTCTTGGGTTAACACTTCTAGTTTTATCCTGTGTTTTTAATAGAGAAAAACTAGAAAAACTATTGGCTATTTTTGGAGTATAGTAATTAAAATCCTAATTGATGCGGATACGCTAGTTTATCGCACTGTTATAGGAAAAGATGAAGAACATGTTGACAATGTTCTCGATGATCTGTATAATAGTACAACTCAACTACTGCTTGACCTACCAAAAGCAGACTTTATTCAATTTTATCTTACTGGTGCGGATAACTTTAGAAAGACTTCTTACGATTGGTACAAAGCCAATCGAGTAGATATGCCCAGACCTGAACACCTAACAATAGGGAAACGTTTCTTAGAGAAAGAATTTGGTGCAACGTGGTCTAAAAACCAAGAAGCCGATGACGATATCGGAATTGAAGTCTTCCGTGATCTTAGTGTTCCGTGTATTATTGCTCATATCGATAAAGACCTTGATCAATTCCCGGGAAAGCATTATAACTATAATAAGAAACAATTTTATACGGTAACTGAAAAACAAGCGCAGAAATGGTTTGTTCATCAGATGGTACTCGGGGATCGTTCAGATAATATCCTCGGGTTTGACGGTTTAATGCGTAAAGAATACCCCAAGAAATTTCAATACATCTATGAAACTATAGAAATGGAAGATGACTGGATCGAGTGCTTACGATATGTATGGGATTTATATAATCAACACGGCCAGCAAGAGAGATTTCACGATAATGCGGATTGTCTGTGGCTTCTAAAGGAACCTGACAAAAATTGGAAAAAACTTGAGATCGAAATTTGAGGAGGATGTAGCAAGAAAATACCCTGAACTTGGGTATGAAACTGACAAACTAACTTATGTTGTTCCTGCCAAAAAGCGTACGTACAATCCGGACTGGACAGTTCGAGAGAAAGTGTACATTGAAACTAAAGGCAAGCTAGATCGAGAAACAATTGAAAAGATGCTTCTCGTAAAAGAGCAAAACCCCGATGCTAAAATTTATCTTCTCTTTCAACGAGGGACAAATAAGTTGCGTCGGGGTTCTAAGATGACATATTTAGATTGGGCGAAGAAAAATGGATTTACCGCTGCTTGCTGGCAGCAAACTAGGGGAGAAATTCCCGAAGACTGGTTAAAGGATAATAATGACAACAAAAATGTATCTAGTTCTTGAACGTACCCCACTGTTTTTTCTTGATGAGGAAATGCAAAATCTTACTGATCCAGTGGTAGAAGTAAGTGATGATTTCTTTAAATCATATTCAGAGATTGAGACACAATTTCGAGTGCTACAAGAAGCTCTCTTTCAAATGTATCTTGAGAATGAACTAATCAAGCAAAAGAATCCAGTGGTAGAGGATGATGACGACGATGAAGAAATCTTTGAATCAGTTCACGATGAACCTCAACGAACACTACATTAAAAATGATACGCCACTTCGTGTTACCTGACACTCAGGTAAAACCCGGTGTGCCTTTAGATCACCTTACGTGGGCCGGGCGCTATGTCGCTGAAAAGAAGCCGGACGTAATTGTGTGTATTGGGGATTTCGCTGATATGGAATCCCTTTCTTCTTATGATGTGGGTCGTAAGTCCTTTGAAGGAAGATCCTACAAAGCTGATATAGAGATTGCCCATAAAGCTATGGGTATGTTTCTCGACCCCATTAAAGAGTTACAACAGCAACAACGTCGTAACAAAGAGAAGATCTATAAGCCACGCTATATTTTTACTTTAGGAAATCATGAGCAAAGAATCGAACGAGCAATCGACCAAGATAGAAAACTGGATGGACTTGTCTCCATTCGAGACCTTCCCCTCTCTGGTTGGGAAGTCTACGACTTTCTACAGCCGGTTGTGGTGGATGGCATCTGCTATTCCCATTATTTCACTTCTGGGCAACTCGGCCGTCCTTGCGTCTCTGCTCGTCAAATCCTGACAAAGAAGCACATGAGTTGTTTTGCTGGACACCAACAAGGACGGGATATTGCTTATTCACAGCGAGCCGATGGTAAGCACATGACAGCTATTATATCTGGTTCTTTCTACCAGCACGAAGAAAACTACCTTAACAAACAAACAAACGACCACTGGCACGGATGTTGGATGCTTAACGATGTGCAAGACGGTTCGTTCGACGAAATGCCACTGAGTATACAATATCTTCGTAATAAGTATGGATAAAAATGTGACGGCTGTTGTAGAGCGCATGCTACAGCGAGCGGATGTTGGGTTACGTAAATATGGTGTAACCACGGAACGAACTGATCTTTCTACTGTCCAATGGCTTACTCACCTTCAAGAAGAACTTATGGACAGTATTATTTATATTGAAAAATTAAAAAATGAAATTAATTGATGAATACCAAATCTGGTCCCGATCTACTGCTATCTATCCTGAGAATGAGGCTCTTCAGTATCTGGCTCTTGGTCTGTGCTCCGAAGCTGGAGAAGTTGCCGGCAAGATTAAGAAATTTATACGTGATGGAGGTTTCTCCTCCGAAGCACTGGAGAAAGAACTCTCTGATGTATTTTGGTATCTTGTCCGCCTTGCTGACACACTGGGAGTAAATAGTTCAGAGATTCTTAGTATGAACGTAAAGAAATTAGAAGACCGTAAAGCACGAGATGTTATTCGTGGTTCAGGAGATGAACGTTAATGTTTGATCCAATTACTCTACTAGCGGCTCTTGGGCCACTTGTTGTAGAAGCTGGTAAGGCGACAATTCAAAAATATATTGCTACTGATACATACAAGCCTACCAGTGTTGATGAAGTAGTAAAACTTAAACAACTTGAACTTGACACATTTAAAGCAGTAAATGAAGCAGGAGGTACTAATCCTTCCTATCCTTGGGTAGAAGCTATAATTAGATTACAACGGCCATTTGTTGTTGTTGGTGTTATAGGCACTTGGGCTGCTTGTAAATTCTTTGATATTCAATGTGGAATGGAAGTAGAAAACTTTGCGGCTGCTGTTGGTTTTTACCTTTTCGGCGACAGGTCCTTATTTTACGCAAAGCAAACAATTAAGTAATTAAAATGACGCTCAAAAAGGATTTACTTCGTGAGCGCGATAAAGAAAAAGATAGACGCCTCTCTCGTAGGGGCGTTCTTTATCGTGAGATTAAACGAGAGTGGGAACAACAAGTAAAAGAATTCAAAAAGAAAACAAATGGAAATTAATAGATTTAAAACCGACATTGCTCGTAACGTATTTAAGAATAAGTATGCTCAAGGACCAAACGATACTTGGGATGCTCTCTGTGATCGTTTAGTAGAAGATGTATGTGGTAGTCGTTGGGGTACAGATCGTCCTCTTATGTCAGATGGTGATAGAAAACAACTAGCACAGTATATGAAAGAATTTAAATTCGTCGCTGGTGGTCGCTATCTATACTACGCTGGCCGTACTGCTAAGTTTTATAACAACTGTTATCTTCTACGAGCCGAAGAAGATACACGAGAAGAATGGAGTAACGTAACATGGAGAGCTATGTCTTGTCTTATGACTGGTGGAGGTATTGGTATTGATTACAGTAGATTACGTCCTTCTGGAAAAATTCTCCAACGAACTGGAGGAACTGCATCAGGACCACTCCCGCTTATGTCAGCTATCAACGAGATCGGAAGAAATGTCATGCAGGGAGGCAGCAGACGTAGTGCAATCTATGCTTCTCTTAATTGGCAGCATGAGGATATCCCTTTATTCCTTACAGCAAAGAATTGGTCGCACATTGTACGGGAACAAAAAGCAGTAGATTTTAATTTCCCCGCTCCACTGGACATGACGAATATTTCTGTGAACTATGATGATGCGTGGGGATTTGATCCCAATAATCCTGTGTTTCTACAGAATGTACGGCAAGCGATGGAAACTGGAGAACCGGGATTCTCTTTTAATTTTGGAACAAAACAAAATGAAACACTTAGAAACGCCTGTACCGAAGTTACGTCAGAAGATGACAGCGATGTTTGCAACCTTGGTAGTATTAATATTGGCAACATTGGAAGTCTGGAGGAATTCTCGGACGTGGTACAACTCGCATCTAAATTCCTTGTGTGCGGGACTTTACGTGCGGAGTTGCCATATGCCAAGGTGTATCAGGTACGAGAGAAAAATCGAAGGCTCGGGCTTGGTCTCATGGGGATACACGAATGGCTTCTCAAGAGACAACAACGATACGAAGTAACTCCTGAACTACATGAATGGTTAAAAGTATATGAACGAGAATCCGAACGAAGTGCTAACGAACATTGTGAAAGATTGTATATCAGCAAGCCAGTCGCTTACCGAGCTATCGCACCCACTGGATCAATTGGAATTCTTGCTGGCACTACAACGGGAATTGAACCGCTATTCGCTGTGGCTTATAAGCGGCGTTACCTCACAGATGGAACGAAGTGGAAATACGAGTTCGTCGTTGATTCTACCGCAGACCTCCTTATTAAAGAGTACGGATTAAACCCAGAAAATATTGATACAGCTTACAAACTAAGTCATGACTACGAACAACGAATTAAATTCCAAGCTGATATTCAAGATTACGTTGACATGTCAATCTCATCCACAATCAATCTTTCGTCATGGGGAAGCAAAGAAAATAATGAAGGGTGTGTCACAAAGTTTGCAGAGACACTTTCACGCTATGCGCCACGACTACGGGGTTTTACCTGTTATCCAGATGGAAGTCGAGGAGGTCAACCCATGACTGAAGTATCTTATGAAGAAGCTATACATCATAAAGGGGTAATCTACGAAGAGAATGATATATGTCTGCTAAGTGGTAAGGGAGGTCACTGCGGAGTATAAATAAAAAAGGGGGCCAAAAGCCCCCTTTTCTTTTACCCTTTTCGCATCATTTCAACTAGGCGTTTGCCTCTATCTTTTACTTGTACGTACCAAAGAGAATTGTACAAGCCGTTCGCAGCATCTTCCCATCTACCTTCGTTAATAGCTTTCAACGTGTTCACAAACTTAGCTAGTTTCGTGTAACCAAGATTGTAAGCAAGACTAAGGATCACCACCTTTCGATTATCAGTAAGAGAGTCAAAGTTCTTCACTAACCGCTGTGCTGTTGCTAGTGCCTCCTCTACTCGATTGTTGAGAATGTAATTAATTTCATCATCTCGCAATCCACCTCCTAATCGTTTGTCAATTAGAAACCCTACACCTATTGTCCAATACCCTTCTGAGTCTTGGTAAGCATAGGGCACCCTTCCTTCATCTACTTCCAGAGTGTGTTTGAACTCTTCTAAATAACTCAATCTGCTATGTCCTGTTGAAATTGTTGAAGATCCATCTGTTGCATCTGTTGCTTAATTGTGTTAAACGTCTTTGGACTCAAACGCTGAATCTCAGATTGAACTCTATCTCCGGCTGCACCAATCAAGAAGTTATTTACTTGCGCGGGAGTCCCACCACCTTCAACATACTTAATAACATTCTTTGCTATGCCCTTTGGATCTCCTGCTCTGGCATAACTACGAATATTAGCTAAAGCTTGCTTCTGTTGTTCGGCTTCACGCAGTCTCTTTGCCTTAGTACGGAATGTAACTTCTGACTCAATACGTTCATCTAGAGAACGCATACCAAGTCCTCTTAGTCGTTTCTCATTTGTTGAACGATTTGTTTTAGCTTGGTCCGTTTTAGGAGAAATAAAGTTTCCTTTATCGTCAGAGTATAAGAAATTCTCCATTAGTCCTTTAACTGGTGCTGGCATCATTGGATAGGCTACTCCTGATACATTTTCAAACGTTGGGGCGTTTTTTGCTTTACCCGCTGCTTGAATAGTATTAGTTAGAGTAGACATAAGTGGGAATAGTGCTTCTGACAGAGAATCTGGGAAAGCATTATCCATAGAAAATTTAGAACCAAAATCAATACCTTCCGGCATAATAATTCTACTACCTGCTGATAACCCACCAAATGCAAGGGCTTCTGGAGTGTGCCTAATTAGAAATTCTTTTACTCCCGGAAGATCTCCTAGTGTTTCAGGAGCCATTCCTTGTACAAATTTCCAAATTTGATCTGCTTCATCCACAGCATACATTCCAGTTAGACCTCCTAGTAATCCCTGAATACCAAGCATTACCATAAGTGTCTTTGGAGCAGAACTGCTGGCGTACGTAAACAGTTGGGTAAAAGCGTTGTGCTTGAAAGATGTAACCGTAGCGGCCATATCTCCGAGCATACCTAGTTTGTTGTACACCATCGCTCGTCCTTGCCGAGAATAATCTACCATCGCAATGCTGGTAGCAATCTCTGCCATCTCTGCTGCTCTTTCTTTTGGTACTCCTGAATCGTATAGGTAGTGCGCAAGAGTATTAAAAGCCCAACGACGAGTTCCTTCTTCTAGTTTTGAAATAGAATCTGAAGCAAAGTGATCTACGTTCTGTATTCCTCTAGCCACCATGTTCTTTGACTTAAGTGCTGTCTTATCCATAATATGAGGAGTAACAACGTGGTTTTCTGTAGCGTAGTTATTAAAATATTCTCCTACATCCGTTTGAAAACCATTTGGAAATTTCTCACCAAAATTTTTCGCTACTCTTTGAGATAATTCTTTCATTCCCGGTCTATTAGAAAGAGCATCAATAGATCCGTGAAATAAAGCCGCTGTAAAGTTTCCTTTAAAACCTAACTCATGAAAGTAAGTCATCATGGTTGAAGTAGCCGCTGGTACTTGTACTGCTTGTGAAAACATGAAACCCGGATTAAGAGCCAAAGCAGAATAAAGAATCCAGTTTTTCATAGTACGTGCGGATTCAAATGGATTTACTCTTTGCAGATTTCTTACTCCCGGAATCGCGTGTATAACATCTGAATTTACAAGTTGAGAGTAAACATCAGAAACTCTTTCAAACAACTGAAGATTATCTTTTCCTCTGCCAAAAGCATTATCATAAATCTGACCAGATAACTTCATAGCATTAGGAGAATGATTACGGAGTTTTGGATCAGAAAGAATTTGCTTAACTTCCGGTTCAATCTTCTGCTGCGCTACCCACTCGTGCATAGCTCGAATGTAATCCGCTTGCGCGTTCCAAAGATCGTTCGAGTTAGAGAATTCATCTTTCCATTTTTTCATCCCTTCCGCACCAAACACCCCAGATTTTTCTTTAAAGTGCTGTTTGAAATCTAGATAGTCATAAGCTTGCTTAGAGAAAGAAGCTTCCATACGATCAGAAAAACTCTTTACGTCGGGGTCTTGATCACCAAGAATTTTAATTACTTCGTCAAATGCTGCCATACGACGAGCAATGTTCTTTTGGAAATCACGACTACGAGCGTGTGGAATTCTCTCTACTGGACTGAACGTAAAACCTTCACCATCGAATTGCTTCATAGCTCGGTCTAGTTCTATCCGAGAATTTCCTGTAATCCAACCAACGGTCTTTCCTTCTTTCTGAACTAGAACTCGCATATCTCCTTTGAAAATAGAAGCAAGGTAGTTTAAACGAGGAGCTACTGGATCAAGTCCCTTTGCTGCGCGAGCTTCATTAAACTTAGTGATAGCATCATCTTTGGCTTTATTCCAAGATTCCACTACCTTCTGTTCATAAGGTGTGAGTTCTATCTTAGTTTCTTTTCCCTCAATAGCACGAAGTTTGATAGAAAGATCCCGTTGCATCTCAGCCGTGCCTCCCTTAAGAATAGCAAGGAAACCCTTACCGTTCTCAGAGATAGCTCTATCTGAAGCAATTTCAGCTTCCTTTAGCGCCTTCATTGTCTTGGAAGTAATCCAGTGTACAAGAGGATGTTTAACTAAGGCAGACATAGCAAATCCACCGGAAGCTAGATTGTTACGAAAAGCGTTATCTGAAATATCTTTCTTGTGATCTAGCACTACCGCTTTAATTTCTTCAGCAGAGCGAAGATCTTGTAGAAGATACTTAACACGTTCATCGTTTTGAAGCAGGGATTCTAAGGCTCGTGTTTGTGCTTCGTTTCGGGAAACCGTAGCCTCTTCCTTTGGGAGTTCTCTACCATTCTCTACCCAATACTCAGCAGCGTATTTTTGTAGTTCTGGAGAAAGAGAGTTCTTGAACTCATCAAAAGATTTAAAACGATCTAGTTTATTAGCTGGAGCAAAATCAAGATTAGTTTCTTTTGCTGCATCTTCTTGTCTTAAAAAGAAAGGTTCCTCTATATTTGGGTTTTTTGCATCTCTTTGTGGTTTAATTGAAGAAGGCCATTCTGTTTGGTAGTCAAAAAGATTTGGATCTCTTTGTTCTGACCAACGAATATCCCCAACAATTTTAACCGGCATTTCGGTATGGCCTTGACTTTTTAAATATTCTGCTCTATTACGTCCTTCATGTCCGATAATTTTAGCTTTTCCATCTCTAACTATAAAAGAAAGAAAAGGAAGTTCATTCCATTTAATTCCTTTTTCTGCTGCTTCTCTAGCTGCGGATTTTCTCTGTGCCGGAGTAAGTTCATCAGCTAGACGTAAAAAAGTATCAATAGGAAGACGAATTACTTTTTCTCTTGACTTCCACTTAATTGATGCATCAAGAAGAGATTCCTCAAAAAAATCTCTTACTTTCTTAGGAAGTTCATCCATAGAAAGAAGCTTACTATTAGTCTCTTTACCAATATCCGCCATGCGGGTAGAGCGTTCTGATGCCTTTACTAGACGCTTGCCCTCAAAGAGAGCACGGTTAAGGGCCGTATCATATCTCTTGCCCATACCAACGAGATTACGGACATTATCCACAAATCGTTGCCAAGCCGTAGTACCTTCCATCTTAATACCAGCTAGTTCCTTTCGGAAAGCTGGATTACCAAATACCTCCGCTATAAACTCTTTAGCATTTCTAAAGCCATAGGCATTCGTCTTATTTTTAATCCCGTTGTAAAGATCAACGATGTTCTTACCAGCTATACGTTCCCGTACAGAGAGTCCTTTGGTATCACCTGAAAGAACTCTGTTAAGAACAGCCGAAGTAGCTGAATGCACAGCTTCGTGGATGAACGTCTTTAGATTGCCAGCGGATAGAGCATCAATAGCTACAGCGTGCTCGTTAGGGATATAAGCCCCACCAATGGCTTTGATAACACCTTTACGTTCCGTTGCTAGGTTAGATTTTGATCCTAGCTTCAGATCAGTATCGTTAAGCTTGCGCAGTAGTTTAGCTACTTGTCCTTCAATAGAATTACGGCGCTCTTTCATAACCCAATCTAATGCGCCGGGATAATCTCCATTATCAATGTGCTCACGTAGCTTTTGATGAAAGTCTAAATCCTTTACTACCGGAGAAGGATCGATATCAACTAAACTTAATTCTTGTTTTTGTTTAGTTTCATTTTTTACAATTTCTTCAAGGGCAAGTTTTGGTTGTTGTTTTGGATCATAACCACGTTCAATAGCAAGAGCAGGTGTTTCTCCTGATTCATAAATAGAACGACCATAAAGATCACTTGGTTGTTTTGCTCCGTAACCTTGATCTAGATAATCACCTAGTTTTTGACGAGCAACTTCTACAGCGGCTTCTTGCTGTTTGATAGATTCCTCGTCAACACCACGTTCTTTCCAGTCATCTAGAATCTGACGTTCAGTTAAAAGATCCTTTTGTAACTTTTGAAACTTGCGATCTTGTTCTAAAGCTTCAGGACGAAGAGGAAAATCAACAGTAGGTACATCCTCGGCCATTCCAGTTGTAACTGTATTGGTGTTTGGATCAACTGTGCGATTTCCTAGTGGTTCGGGATATTGATCCTTTGGAAGAAGTTCAAGAGTGGAACGAGGTTCTATTTGTTTTGGTGGTTCTATTGCTTGATCAATCTTAGAGAAAGCTTCATCTCGTGCTGTCTTTTCTCCAGTAGGATCTTTTTGTTCAGTTACTTTCTTAGTAGCCAGAGCAGCGGGTACTGCCCCCATACCAAAAGAGATACCGCGATCTACCCAATCTCGATCTTGTTCCTTAATTCCTTCTGAACGACGGAAAGCATTAGCTAATTCATTAGAAAGCTCATCTCCTCCCATATTACCCAGACCAGCAGTTAGACCTTGAGTGACAGGTGAATTCCCGATTCCACCTAAAGCCATAGAAGCAGTATTTAGAGCAGTATCAGCACCAGCAAATGCCTGAGCCTTCTGTAAAGGCATTCCTTGATCTAACATATCTGTTGCTTGATCAATAGTACCACCAGCCATTAAAGTACCAATACCAACTGGACCACCTAGAATGGCACCACCGAGTTGAGTACCAGCCTGTGCTACTCGCTGTCCAGTTGATAATTGTTTTCCTCTTGATGGATCAGCTTCATTATAAAACTGTTTGGTTTGAGCCATAGCTTGACCAACATCAATTTTATTAGATGGTAGATCAACACCAAGTACAGAAGATGTAATTTTGTTTAAACGATCTCTGTATTCTTCAATACCACCAGCAACACCTAATCCACCAAGACCTAGATTTTTACCTAGTTGAGCAGCACCACCTTCTAAGGTATCTAGCCAAGAAGCTTCTTGTGGTTTACCACTTAAGTATTGCTTAACAATATTCTGAATTACATCCGGAGAAGTATCATCCGGAAATTCTAGTTCAGTTCCATCTGGAAGTTCTGCAATCATTGAATTACATTTCCTTGAGCATCAAATTTAATTCTCTTTGGTGTTCCATTACCGGAACCGCGACCTGAAGATGTTGATCCACCTTTCTTAATTCCCGAATCAGGAATTGGGCGTTGTGGTCCGGTAACATATCCAATAGTACCATCAGCTTGAAGAACAGCTTGTGCTGGTTGTCTCATATTTTGATTTGTGAAGAAATCATCATGGGCACTTTGATACGCCTCTGCAATTGGACCTTCTTGTGGCTTACCTGCTTTTTCCCAAGCTGTCTTTTTAGTTGTAAGATCTTTTTCAAGAGTAACAGCTTTAGCATCAGCTTCTTTTTTGGCAGCGGCAGCCACCTCAGCAGATTTAGTTCTAGCATTCGCAGCAATAGTAGCGGCGTCTGTAGTAGCTTTTGCAGAAATTCTGTGGCCTTCAATAGAAGCTTCAGCCTGAACACCCGCAGTATCCATAGCTTGTTTGTAAGCAGGACTCCAACCAAGTTGGTTACGAAGATGGCGAATGGTTTCTTGAATTTTATCTTTATTTGCGGGATTAAAATACACTTCTGGATTAATTCCATAATTCTGTGCAAGACTGGCCGCTGAAAGAGTACCTTCTGTTTTAGAAACTCTATCTAATTCCTCTAGAACTTGCAGTTGGTGCATCGCTTGTGCTTGTTGAAGTTTAGTCTGTCGATCTACATCTTTGATCTTGGATTCATCAGCAAACGTGTCGTTTTGATACTGCAAACCTTTACCAGTGAGAAGTCCTTGCAATCCTTGATTAGCAATTTCTTGTGGAACGTTAGCCATTCCTAGTTGTGCTTCTAAAGCAGACTTAGCCCTAATTTGGTTCTCTTGTTCTCGTTGTTGGAGAAGAAAGGGAAGCAATTGAGCTTTTTCATCCGTTCCTTGGTTAATCTGCGCAGTGTTAGCTTGTGTAAGAAGATTAGCTAATTCTTGTTTCTTTTGTTCATCACCATATTCTTGACTGGCAATTAAACCCCCAAGGGCGCCATTTAGTCGAAAATCATTAGGTACTGGCATAATTATTTCCCATTAAGAATTCGGTCGAGTGCAAACAGAAGTTGACCAGTTGAATTAATTTGTGCGTTACTAGAACCAACACCAAGAGTTTTAGTTAGGTCAGAAACTTGGCTTGGAGAGATTCCAGAACCAGCTAGACCAGCTAGAGTAGCACGTTCTTTGTTCAGGTATTCCATGAAGTTTTGATCCATTTTTTCAGCACGCGCACCATATTGTGACCGGCGTCCTTGAGCGGCATCAGCGCGTTCTAGAGCATCTAGTTCACGAGCATGGACAGCTTGGTACTCAGGAGACTTCTGTACTCCAACTGGATTGGTATAAGTATCTTTTAGACGCTGTGCATAGTAAGCACGTTGGGCACCAAACGGGTCAGATTGTGATAGACCTTGCTTTAGAAGGTTAGAAAGATCGCTAGATTGTCCTTGTCCTTGTAGATAAGAGACTAAACCACCAAGAAGCGTAGTAGAATTCTTCAGTGGATCTTTCATGAAGTTGGTTGCACCAGTGTTGAACAGATTAGAAAGAAACTCTGTAACACTTCCAGTTCCTTGAGCCGCTGCTGCTACACCTGAACCAGCGGCCATAGTTGGATTTAGATATCCACCAGTAGTTCCGGGAGTACCGGGGAGTAGTTCTGATCCAATAGGAGAAGAGTTTACAAGTGATTGTAAATTTTCTGGAGAAGTAATCATATCAGTGCCTAAATTAGTAATTTGACCAGTAGGTACATCAGAAAGTCCAGTACCAGTATTATTTAAACCAGTGCTTTCTCCAACAGTGGAGATTGAAGCGGGAGATTGAAAATTATTAGCAAGAGAAGCTAGATCTGAAGTAGCTAAATTACTTAGAGCACCTGCACCAGCAGAAAGTGCTGGATTGAGAGCACCACCAGCTACACCGGCAATATTAGTTCCAATTGGAGCAGCATTAACAAGTGCTGAAGCCCCTTGTCCAGATGTGATAGACCCTCCTTGAATAAGATTATCTATATTAGAAAAATCTAGTCCAGTATTAAGAGAAGATATATCAGGAATATTTGCAGTAGAAGAAAGAGAATCTAATACACCACTTCCAGTAATAGCTCCACCAATACCACCAGTAAGTGCTCCAGTAAGAGGATTTCCACCAGAGAGTCCTGAAGTAAGACCACCAAGGCCAGCACCAGCAATAGCACTTGAAATGGTTGGACTAGCAATACCAAGAGCACTACCAAGTGCAGTTCCAATACCCGGAGCTACAACACTAGCCATGATTGGTGCAATGGTACTAATAAAGTTACTTCTTACAGGATCTACTACATATTTCTTATCAATTTGAAGACCAAGATTTGGGTCCCAGTATGCTTTTGAT